ATTGTTTACTAGGTTTAAATATGTCATGCCACACCCTTGGTATTCGTAAGCATTGGCTGAGAAAGCTCACGCATCATCTGCTCAAGCTCTCTGTTGTAATCTTTTTGCTGAAACGACAATCCTTCAAGCTGTAAAGGCTCATAACTAATGCCTGTCATAAATGGTTTAAACGATGCGTCAGTTGCACCACCGCCAGCTAATAAACCAAAACCCAAGCCAAGCCCATCTCCAAAACCATCGCCACTGCCATCGCCAGTGCCATCGCCAGTCCCGGCTCCTGTTCCTGCGCCTGTTCCTGTGCCAGATCCAGTGCCTGTGCCTGCTCCATCACCAGTACCAGCACCATCACCTAAACCGCCATCAGTTCCAGCTCCCGGCTGTGTCCCGCCCGCAACTTGATCGCCTCCAGCAGCAACGTCGCCGCCTGTTGCGCCACCCGCAACAGTGCCTCCAGTGCTTGTGCCAGCAGATGCTCCGCCTGCTGTTCCGCCTGCCCCTCCAGATCCACCAGCACCGCCTGCAGCGCCTCCACCCGCGGCGTCTCCAGCACCGCCTGTAGCGGCTCCAGTAGCGCCTCCTGTAGCTGCTCCAGAAACCGCACCTGCACCGCCAGTTGTTGCTACAGACCCTCCAGCACCATCACCACCGCCTAACAAGTCACCAAGAAGCCCTGAAAAATCACCTGTGTCATCTCCGTCACCCTCAGTGCCATTCCCGTCAGTACCATCACCGCCGGCGCCAGTTGCATCACCGCCACCTGTAACGGCATCATCGGTCTGCGTGGTATCTAACCCATCATCATCAGGATCTGGATCTTGACTGCCAAATACATAATCACTGGTATAGGTTCCATTTTCCCAGTCAATATCAATAACAACGCCAGTACCTTCTATCTGAACCCTAGACGTTCCAGACTTGCCCCACTCGCCATCTTGATTAACAAGAATAAATCCACCAAATACACTTTCAGGATCATTTTCCCATGGATTTGATTCAGTCCAAATAATTGGCGATCCTGCACCAGTAGACGTTGTTTCTATTCCTGCAGAACCAGATGGATCTTCAGAGCTGCCAGTTCCTCCGGCTTCCGCTCCTGCACCGGGAAGACTCGCGGCATCTCCACCAGCCGCCGCATCTGCTCCAGCACTGCTATCAGCCGCTGCATCTGCTCCAGCATCAGTTGCGGTATCGGCACCGCCAACGCCACCGCCATCTTGAGCATCAAGAATTGCCTGAAAATCCGGGACATTCATTATTGGGTTGCCCATTTCGTCAGTGCCACCCGTTGTATTCCAGACAATCTGGCCTACTTTATTTTCCTGATAGTTGTCGGGGTTGGTGACGTAATCTTGAATAGCACCAGCAACTGCACCAGCTATATCGGGATTAACAGCCTCTCCAGCACCGGGAACAAAACTGTTTAAAGCAAAAGAAAAACCGTCACTAATAGATATATCTTGGTTTGTAGCTACGTTTAAAGCGGCATTAACAATCTGCGTTGACATTGCTTGGCTAAGACCTAACGACTTAGCAAAAGCAGTCTTAGCTAATGCAGCGCCCAAAGCGGAGCCAGCACCAGCCGTAGCGGCAGCAGTAATTAACCCCTTAACAAATGCGCCTGTAGTGGGCTTAGTATAAACAGTAGTTTTGCCAGTATCTAAATCAAAATTAATCGATCCGCCTTCTACACTTACACTACTGCCTGTAATGCTTCCTGCTGGATCTAAACCTATAGATGCATACAGCTCATTCAAGCGACTGTTTAATGCTTCATATTGCTGATTAGTGGCTACCATATCTTGGTATTTAGGATTGGCTTCAGCTTGCGCTCTAGCTTCATCTACAGTCATGCCGGGATTCTGATTGAGCAGCACAGCAATACGTCGATCTAAAAGAGCATCAGGTGTACTCCGATTTTGCATAACGCGGGCTTCATTGCCCTGAAAGGCGTTCATCTGCGCCTTAATATCATTTGCCTCATTAACAAACGCAGACCACTGTGCTTCGCTAACACCAAGGTATTTATTAGCATCTGCAAACGTAGCAGAAGCATCAATCATGTCGCCAAATTGGCCTGTAGCAGAAGTAGGAAAGGTTGTTTCTGTTTCATCAGCAGTTGTATCTTCTACTGTAGTGTCTTCCGCAGTAGTATCTTCCAGCATGTCCGTCTGATCTAAACGAAACTGCTTAGCTTGATCTGATATGGAAATGTTGTATTCAACATCATCCAATGTAGCGCCTTGTTCTATTGTGCCAAGCCAATAGTCAAGACCCGCTTGTTCTGCATCACGACCTAGATACTGCTGATACAAAGAATTTATGTCTTGCTCTGTAACATTCAAATCCGCTTGATTTAAACGATACTGTTGAGCCTCATTTGAAATAGCAATGTTGTATTCAACGTCAGCTAAACTAGCACCTTGATTTATTGTGCCAAGCCAATAGTCAAGACCCGCCTCTTTCGCGTCACGGCCTAGATACTGCTGGTATAGGGAATTAATCTGTTCGCGTGTTGCCATCTACTTTTTCCCCTTCAAGGCAAGCAACTTGTCAGCACCACGAATACCAAAGGATGCAGATACAGCCATAAACAGTAGGTACTGATACCAGTCAGGAAGCCTGTTAAGCTCCTCAAAGGCAAGACCAATGCGGTCTAGTATTTCCACATCGTTCATCCCAATGCCCCACACAACCGCAACTACAGGCGCTGAGAGCAACAATGTAAACCACTCGTCCTTCCATGAGGTGGCGCTAGCAGTAGCCATAAGCTGTTCCCAAGACGCTGTGTTTTGAATAACCTGCATCTTTGCTTTATGTACTGCGTTTTTTTCTTCAGCCCTATTCTTGAGAACCTGACCTAGCAACGTTGTAATTGGTGATAGTAAAGCTTGCCACATAGGTTATCGCACCATGTAAACAATAAGGGATGCACACGCACTAACAGCAATCCAAAAGAACCTCTCTGCATTCTTAACAGAGCTTGAGTTCACCATGACTACGTTCTCTAGTTCGCGTATGTCATCCTCCTGATCGTCTAGTCTTTTCTCGTGTCTATCCATGCGCTTGAAAGCAGACAACAGCTGCTCTTCCACACGGGCAATCTGAGATACCGCTTCAGTTAGCTTGTCTAGCTTTTGCTCGATGCGGTCAAGCCTGTTATCCATCATAACTGTGCTTCCTGCGCCGTTCATGTTACAGAGTCGCCGCCAGTTCAAATAAGGCGTCCATCTCTACATCAGTCATGCCCAGTGCAGACGCCATAGTGTCAATCCAAGGTGACAAACGCTCAACCGTAGAAGCGTACTCCCACTCAATAGATACAGCAGTTTTATCAGGCTCATCCATAACTGCAATGGCCTCGTTAACCATAGTTAGCTTACCTGCCTGAGACAAAGCTAGTCGTGCCTGACGCATAGTAACAACCATGCCCTCACGCTTCTTAGCTAGTTTGTTTGCTTCGTAAGCGTCTTTCTGAGCCTGCACGGTCACTACGCTAGTAGTTGTTACGCCTTCTTCGTCAGTAACCTCTTCTTCGTACTCAGTGAACATATCTCGCTCTGTCCATGCGTACACCCAGTTACTATTGTCGTCTTGCTCTACTCCGTCACGTACTACGACCTTGTAGTCAGCAGAAGTCGCTGGCTGAGGTGATGCTAGTACTGGATCAATACCTAGACTGTCACAGGTAGCTTCAGTCCAGACTTTGGGTAAAGATGTGTTGGGATAATCGCTTCGGATTTGGCCTTGAGTTTTAACCTCACCCGTTGATCTATAACGATATTCCGACATAGTTGATTCTCCTATGCTATTGCGTAAAACAAGTAAGTGCCGCCAGAAACGTTAAGGGCCGCTGGCGCTGATGATGTGACTGTAAACCCTGAAGATAATGGGTCTATATAGTCAGTATTTGTAACTTGCGCAGCTGTGGTGTTCAGCAATAGATACGGATCATTACCAGCCACAATGCCACGATCAGAATCCCAGAAGTACCAATCGGCATTAGTGTCTGTACGTTTAATCAAGATAAACCTAGCGCCAGCACTAAAGCCACAAGCTACGTTTAGATCATTGCCTGTGCCTGTGTAACTTCCTACTTTTGATATGCCGTCTACTGTGGCAAATAAATAGGCTATGTAAGTAGAACTAGTGGCGTTTGTATAATATGAATCACCAACAGTAAAAGTGGTTGCTGTAGGTGTTGGGCCGCTTGTTCCAAAAATAGCTTGTGCGTTAGTTGTAACTACTGCGCCAGCATCTAACAGCATGTGGTTTGCCGCGCCTATGTCCTTAGTCCAAACTACCCAATCTGCAGTACTGCTCCTGCGTTTTACAATTATAAATTCTGGGGCAGTAGCCAAGTTATGTTTAATTACTTGCGTATTTCCAGTTCCAGAAGATCCAGAGTTTCCGGCATAAGCCACAACATCAAAGTAGCCGGGGGCGCGTCTCCACATCCATGAATGTTGTACCGGCCCTCCACTTGCTCTCCAGCCGTTCATGTAGTCCCATTTGCCGTCTGACCCCAGAGAAGCCTCTGCATCCGTCAAATTGGTCTTCATGTATTGGGGGCCGGTTAATCTAGAGGCGGCATTTATGTTTTGCGTAGAATCTACGTCACCTCTAAATAAAGCAAAGTCAACAGGAAACTCTGGCGAGGTTCTATGCACTGGATCTGTTGTGTTGCTTCCGTTGTAATAAATGTCAAACAAATTAGTAGCCGCGAACTCTGGTGCTGGCTTGTGGGGTCTGCGGATTGCCATGTATATCCAGCTACCGCCATAGCTATTAAAAGTAACTCCATCGCTTTTTAACTGAGTATAGTTTTGTGATGTTCGATCAGTTTCTGAGCTAGAAGAATTAGCCGCTAAATCTACAGTTCCACCATCCGCAGTCCATCCGCGCATACTGTCAAACATCTGCCAAGAACTTGTTGAGTCGTATTTTTTAGCGATCATCCATTGAGGCTCAAAGCCTAAATCTATTGTTGTTGGATTGCCCGTAAACGATCCACATTTAATAATGGCTTCGTTAGAATTTTCGCCAAAGTCTTGGGCATCGTGGGCGAATACGTAGGCGATATACTCCTGTCCGGAGGCGTTAGTTTGGCCGCGGCCTTGAACCCCAAACGCAGTATCAGACAAAAGGCTGAGATCAAACGCGCTACTATTAAATCCACCAGTGGTGTTGAGGTTCGCGCCTCCTCCGGTCGCAGACCTATGACAGACCGCCCAATCTTCACTATGTGATGTGCATTTGACTATTACCATCCCTGCCTGAGCGCCTAGATTATGCGAAATTGATCTGTTAAAAGTTCCATCACCCGTATATGTTACAATGTCAAAGAACCCCGGTTGCTTGCGGAATGTCCAAGAAACAAAGTCTTGCGAGTTTTGGTTTACCTCATTGCCGTTTGCGATAGTAAACCCGTTGCTATTGAAAGCAGTTAAATGAGATGTATCAGTTGCCTGTGCAGTATTACTGTTTGCAACTAATGTTTTTGTAGCGCCTCTAACCGTATCTGTAAGAACGTGATTTTGAGAAACAGTTCTTTCTTTAATCCAGACCAAGCCGCCCTCGCCAGAAAGGTCGATTCCATTGACTATGCTTCTTGAAGAAGAAGTGCCCTCGTACAAATACGTCGAGAACAAATCGTCAACGTAAACAGCTTCGCCGCTAGAAACACCAGCAGCAGCCTGCAGCCCCTTTAAAGCTGATCTACTCATGCTAGTGCTTGCCCCGCTGTAAAGCCGTAGTAGGTTGTACCACCGTCATGTGTGATAAACACAAAGTAATCAACAGCACTAGCCGTAGCAGTTAGTGTTGGCGCTGTAGCACTAGGCCAATCTACTGATCCCGGCCACGTTACTGTGTAACCAGACGCGCTAGCGTCCTGCACAATCTTCAACGTAAATGCAGATACCTTGCCGCTAGATGCTGGGTTGCTAAATGTAAACGTAGTGTTCTCTGTCAACGTGTGGCTAAAGTTTGTCCCATCTCGCAGGTTTACAGTCGTTGCGTTAGAGCTAGACGTTACTGCTGTGTATTCTTCTGAGATCCCGTTATCAAACGTAACAACACCGTTAGCATCTGATGTAACAACCCCTGACGCCTGAGTAGTACCCAGTGTGTCTGGTAAGGCTACCGTGTACGTTGACGCCGCTGAGTGTGCTGGACCTTTAAGGGTTACACCGTGGCTATTGCTTTCGCAGTTAAAGACAATAGTGCCGGGGTTGGTATTACCGTAAAGTACAGTTGTTCCTGTGCCGTTTGGAAACAACTCAATGTTGCCGTTGGTATTAGTAGACTTAACTGCATTGGCATTAATTTGAATATTGTCTACATCTAGCTCATTGGCTGTTATCTCTCCTGATGAGCCATAAATCACAGCCTTGCTATTAACTACTGTATCAGCGGTTGAGCCATCCAAAAGATTTAATTCTGCTGCGGTACTAGTAACGCCATCCAGAATATTTAACTCTGCCGCAGTGCTGGTAACACCATCCAGAATATTAAGTTCTGCTGTAGTCGCCGTCACTCCATCTAAAATGTTTATCTCTGCTGTTGTAGCTGTAACGCCGTCTAAGATATTTAATTCTGCTGCAGTAGATGTAACTCCATTTAACTTAGATATATCAATTGCCGCACTAGCACTGATATCTGCATTAACAATTACACCAGCGCCAATAGCAGCTACACCTGTATCAGCAATCGTAATGTCACCTGATACTACGTTATCAATCCACTTTGATGTTCCTGTGTCGTAAAACAACAACGCCGCATCAGCAGGAGACGTAATGTTTGTATCAGTTAGGCCGCTAAGGGTTGTACCTCCACCGCCTGTTTGCGAATCAACATAAGCCTTAACTGACTGCTGGCTGGGAATACCCGTAGCAGAGTTGCTAGATAAGTCATCTTCATCAAGGAATGCTTTGCCATCCAAGATGTTAAGTTCTGCTGCTGTAGACGTAACGCCGTCTAGAATATTTAGCTCCGCAGTCGTGGCTGTTACACCGTCCAACAGGTTTAGTTCTGCTGTTGATGATGTAATCCCGTCTAATGTATTAAGCTCTGCAGCGGTTGACGTTACGCCCAAGTCAGATAGGCTAGAAACAGTACCCTTAGCATTCAATTGCGTTTGAATATTTGAGGTCACACCGTCTACATAATTAAGTTCTGCTGTAGTAGCGGTCACACCATCAAGAAGATTCAACTCTGCTGTGCTTGCCGTAATACCGTCTAACGCATTTAACTCAACAGCGGTGGCAGTCACGCCATCTAAGATATTTAACTCAGCAGTGGTAGACGTTACGCCGTCTAATAGATTGATCTCAGCGGTACTGGCTGTAACCCCATCCAGAATGTTTAGTTCGGCAGCAGTTGACGTAATCGCCGTGCCGTTAATTGACAGAGTAGTAAAGTTACCCGTAGAGGCTGAGCTTGCACCAATCGTTGCACCATCAATTGTGCCGCCATTAATGTCTACAGTAGTAACAGTGCCTAAATTAGAAACTGTAGCGCCAGTAAGATTAACTGTGCCTGTAGCAGTCAGGTTTGCAAACGTAGCAGTGCCAGTAAACGTAGGGCCAGCAAGATCGGACTTGGTTCCTACCGCAGTAGCAATAGCATCAAATTCAGTATCAAACTCAGTACCGCGAATAACCTTATTGGTATCGCCGGTAGGTAATGAGTCCTTAGCTGTAAAGTTTGTTGACTTTGTATAGTTGGACATAAGAATTCCTATCCGCTCGTCTTTTAATTAAACGCCCGCGTACAGGCACTTAAGTAAAAGGGGGCCGAAGCCCCCGTAAGGTTTACGCAGACGGTACTGCGAGGACAAAACCAGCTTCTGGGCGATACACCTGAACACCATACAGGGTGTCAGCGGTGTACAGCGTAGAAAGGTATTCCTGCTTGTACTGAGTCTGTGAGCGAACAGCCATCTGCTCTGCCATCACAACAGCTTCGCTGTGGAACAGCAGGGCTGCGCGAGTGTCAACGCTAGATGCAGTGTTGTCACCAGCGGCTTCGATAGTTCGGCAGTTAGCAGAAACGTAAACGTCTACGCCATACAGGTTGCCGATCAAGCCGTTGTTGACAGTGCCACCGGATACGAAGTCAGAAGACACGTATCGGTCGATACCCATGATCGCATTGCGCGTGGCAGGCGGGATGATCAGGTTACGGCCTTCCATCGGCACGTTGTTGTCATCCATCTTCTGGATCATGTCACGGAAGAATGCGTCCGTGAACTCGTCACCAGCTACCAGAGTATCGTCGGTGTACTGAGTAGTAGTGCCACCATCATTAAAGAAACAACCAGTGTGCTGGTAGTCAGTAGCAGCAGGGCTGAATACAACAGCGCCGCCGTCACCAAAACCAGTACCAGCTGCGTGCAGATCGTTATCGACCTGTACAGCCAGAGCATAACCAGCATCTTCAGTGTAGAACTGACGCAGAGATGACAGAGCCTGTACCTCTACGATGTCCTCAATCAGACGCGAGTATTCAAAGTGACGGTTAATCGTCACCTGAAGCTCTGATTCGGTGTTTGCAATGATAGTTACCGCAGTGTCAGCCGCTTTAGCATTGGCATCGCCACGAGTGGGCTTGGGAATATGAATAACGTCACCCTTCTTGCCAGTCATAGCGAGACGCTTGACAAGGGGAGCCATCTTCAAGTTCTTCTGATAAGCAGCAATAATTTCGTCTGACCAGATTTCTGGTACAAAAGTTGCCGCTTCTGTTAGGGCGGTGTTACCCGCCGCGCCGGGGTAAGTTGCTGTAGCCATGATAAATCTCCTTTAAAGGCTATTTAACTCGACCCTCCGCGTATGCTTTTAATATCTCATCAGATAAAGCGTTGTAACGGTCAGGGTCGGTCTTCATCAATTTAATAATGTCAGCACGACGATAAACTTTCTTCCTTGACCCTTCAGCTGCTCCGCGAGCATTGCCTGTGTTGGCTGATTTAACTGCACTTTGACGCGCTACCTTTTCTGCCTGAGCAGTTTGCTGAACAACTTGATTCTTCTCTTTCCAGAGATTAAACAACTCGTTCGCGGCATCGTAGTCATAGCCTTTATCCGCCTGAACAAACAACTGTGTTCGGACTTTCGACCCCTTGATCCACTCAGCAAACTTTGTGTCCTGCAAAATACTTTCCATATCAGGATGACTGGATTTCAACTGCGCTAACGCTGTCTGCTGTTTGTACTGCTGTGTGTAAGCCTCGGCTTCCCTAATCTTGGGGTGATTGTCTATTGCTCGGTTTACAGCCGTTTGAGGATCAACAAAAAAATCAACATCGTCTTTGTTGTCATCATCCTGCTGTGTTTCAGGTGCTTGTAAGGGTTGTGTCTGAATGTAGCTATCAACCAGATCCCGCAGCTCGCTAACTTCTTTGCGTGTTTCCCCGACTTCGGCGCTTTGCTTGCCTGAAAATCGTTCAAGCTCTTGGTGCATCTGTACCAGCTCTTCGACAGATTTACCTTGATACTTGTCTGGAACGCTAGATTCTTGAGATTGTTCCTCTTCTGGAGTCTCGACAGAATCTTCAATTAGCTCGTCGGTTGTTTCGGTTTCCTCTACGTCCTGACGCCCGTCAATTAGTGTCGCTCTTGACATCATTAAATAGCCCCGCCTTTTGTAAGGTTATGGAGATTACACATTGGTTAGCCCTCCTCTCGGCGGGCCTCCCTACCTCGTCGCCCAGCTTCTTCGTGTTCACGTACCCACTTCATGTGCCTGCCGGGAAAATCTCCGGTAGACCCATCTAGTACACACTTCGTCGCTGAAGCGATTTTTGTAGCAATGGCGCCACAACCGCACCTACTGGTTGTAGTTGTGCCTTCTACAAATTCTTCAAAGATATGACCATTCTCACAGCGAAAGTCAAATACCTTCATTTTCTTTCTCTAGCTCGTTAAAGCTAGTTTCCATGTTGTTTTCAAAGTTCAACAAATATGCCAACACTTTTAGCTGACCCTTACGAATAAAAAGGTCTTCGCTATCTTTTGTGTTCTCAACGCTATTAATCAGCATAGCGTTTTGCTTTAGCTCTTCGATTAACTGTTTCCAGCCTTCTGTCCGGAACAGGTCGAAATACTTGTTGTAATACTCTTCTACTTCTTTGTCCAATGAGGCCATAAGGTTATCTCAAAGTTGCGTTGTATATCTTTGCGGAATAAACGTCAAGCCTTCTTCGTTGTCTTCCGCCTGCGACCTGATGCAGTGACCGCATATTTGACTCGCTTTGGCCCTGTTTTCTTAGCCTTAGCAGCATCCTTCTCTGCCTTTGTCATTTTTGCGGCTACTTTTTTGGGCCTGCAAGCTGGGTATGGGCGCTTTGAGCCTTTTGCCTTTTTACGGCCGCAAGGCTTACCCGTCTTAATATCGACCCATTCCTCGTTAAACCACTTCGTTAAGCCGCCCTTTGACTTAGGCATACGTCCCACCACGCTTTTTATACTCCCGCACTAGCCATGCATTGGCATAAGCACTGGGATATACGTCAAACTTTTTCTTGGCCTCAGCCTTTACGCGAGCATACAACGCCTTATTCTTGGGCGTTGGGCTACCGGATTTCTTTTTTGGCTTAGCCTTCTTTTTGGCAGGCATTAATTTTTCTTCTTCTTTTTCTTTTTCGGCGGCATAGACCTGACAACCTGTTTTTTTGAACCCTTACTATATGCCATAACTGTCTCCTACTTGCCCTTGTGGACTTTTTGTACTTCAAAGTTTGCTGACTTAGACGCGCCTTTATGCGGCTTATAACCACCTGACGGGTCTTTCATCAACTTAAATGACTTGCCTGACTTCATCCAGTGATAGCCTTCTGGCGCCTTAACCTTCATATCATCACCACTTCTTACAAGACCAGTATCTTGCTGTGAGCTTGCTCGGGGGACTTGTATCACACTTATGCCTAGCCCGGAAAGACTTTCGCCTAGCAGGCTGATCTTTCTTGATAGTCATCTTGGCATCGCCAAAGCGAATCGTCTTAGTCTTGTCCCCTACCTTCGCTACTACTACAAACTTCTTGGTCGGGTGATTCGGGGTTCGCTTCGGTTTGTTGTACCCGCTTACGCCCGCGCGTTCCAGCTTTGGGTCTTTTTTCTTGGGCATTAACCTTCTCCTCCAAGGAGCCTAAGCGCTTCTGGAGCCATGTTATTTTGTCTTCCTGATCCTTGAACGCTTGGTTGATCTGGCCTAGCAGTTTGTTCATTTCCGTTGGTGTCATTAACATTGGTTGGCTTAGCCTCTAGCTGTCGTTTCTTTAAAAGCCTGTCAGCCACCTTCAACCGGCGCTCGAACTCTTTGTCCTCTTGATCGCCTTCCTTTAGGTTTCGGGTGATTGCATTGATCTTGTCAATCTCAAGCTCTTCTGGCGCGATCTGCGCCTCTACAGCAAGTTTAGCGGCTCTAGCCTGCGACTCTGCCGCCTGACCATTGAGTGCTGCCGTTTGGCTCTGCTGAAGGGCCAGCTGTGTCTGCTGGGCCATCATCGCCATTTGCTGGGCCTGTGGATTAGGTTGTCCAGCCTGTTGCATTGCCGCGATCAACTCTTCACGGTTGCTTAGGTTCATGTTGTCAATAATGCTTTGGATGAGAACAGGATACAGCGGGCTATCCTGTTGCATGGTCTGAAGTAGCTGTACTAGCTGGGTTACTTCGTATTCTCTAGCAATAATGCCCAGCGTACTGGTTGCAGTAAACTTATAGTCAGCTACCGGATAGTTTTCCGGGTCAAACTGCATATATCTGTGGGCAGCTTTAGTTACGAAAGGCAGTAAGAAAGACTGCTGGAAGTTTATGAGAGTACGCTTATGACGTTTAATAATGGCGCCCAGAGACATAGATATGCCAGCAGCTGTAGCTTCTCCATTAACCTGTCCAGCAATTCCTGCGGAGTCAACCGCGCCAGTCGCCTGCTGAACCATCTGCTGTAGGCTCGCAGCCTGCGCAAACGTAATCTGCCCAACTTGACCAAAATTAAATGGCTGAAGAACCTCACGGGGGTCTCCGTTCGTCAAAATCATCTTGCCGGGACGGACTTCAGGCTTAGCGCCTCTAGGAAGCCGTGTAGCGTCCACAGCGAGCATTGGATGAATGGTTAGACTCAGGGCATCAATACGCGCCCTAAGCTCTGTATCAAGCGCCTTTTGGCTGTTATAGCCTTTCTCGCAAACACCACGACCCCAGAAGCGGCCCGGTACGACATCCCAAGGGAATGCCACAACGGGTCGATCATTCATCATGTAAGGGTTTGCTTCGGCTTTCAGCAATGTTCCGCCGTTAGCAATAACTACGATAGCCTCGACGTACATAGAATCTTCTTCGACTTCTATGTCTTCGGCTTCTAAAAGCTCACGGGGAACAAGGCCATAATACTTGGTTAGACGAACTTTGTCATCATTATAGATCGTTAGGTCTTGATCTGGCTCAAGATTTGTATCAGCAGCAGCAGACTCAACCATACCCTCACGGTATACGCCCTGCTCTTGAAGGATTTCTACACTATGCCGACTAACAAATTCATCAACAGCTACACCATATGCGTCTTCAACTGAAGTCGCTACGGGATCAATAAGAAAGTTCTGTGGCAGCACAGGCTTTAGCTTTACGACTACACGGTCAGTAATGTTGACACCAACAGCCTGAAGGTCTCCACCCATGATCGGCTCAGACGCTGGAGCCATTTCTTTA